ATAGTTCTCACTTTTGCGGTTAAAGGAGTTATTTCGACAGAAAGTGCTTGATCATTAATAACTAAAACTCCATTGCTAGATGTGACATAGAACGATTCGCCACTTGCTGCCTTGGTAAAATACTCTGTCATAAATTGGTAACTCAATGACATTTGTTGCTGCCATCTTTCCTGTATTTCATTCAATTCCTGAGCTTGAAGTGGATAACCGGGAGTGAAAGAAGTATAAACGTAATTTTTATACATTTCATCATCCGATTCTGAAAGATTTCTTTGCTCAAGAAATTGATTATTTCTGCTATTGTATGGGGAAGTGGAAAGTGGAAATTTATTCATTTGTAATCTTTCAGATTGGTGTTACTATTTTAAAGTTCATTCCTATATTGATCGTTTGACTTTCCGATGAAGCAATTGTTCTTTGTGTAAATTTATTTGCCTTTGATAAAGATCCACTAAACTGTTTAAGACCTGTTGGAATTACTGCTGGTCCTATTATTTCATATTTTGTTCCAGTTATGCTAAAATCGGTTATATTTTCTGCTTCATTCTTTATATCACCTACCAATTTAACAAATGTTCTCCCTGATGCTGTGTTGAATTTTACATCTACAATTTTAGTTTTTTGTATTTTGGATCCAGTTAAATTTACATTTATAGCAGACCAATTTACTTTATTTTCTAATTTTGTTCTTTCAGTAGAACCGGAAGAGTACAGAAGTAGTGGTATTTCTGTGTATCGTTTTTCCATTACTCTTGTAAACTTAGTTGTATTTGATTTACCTGCTAATAATTCCAAATCCCCAACTTCTTGTGTTGGATTATCTACCAACATATAATAATTTATAGAATCTGGTATTGTTATATTATCATCAATCAGAGTTTGTGTTTCAATTGATACATTGGTTTGAATATTTTTACAATTTAATACGGTAATAGGATCAAACCCCATTCCATCATAAACATCGAGGTTTAATGTTATTAAAGATAATAAAGTAGATTCTGACATGCCAGAAAGTATACTTGAATCTATATCTAGATTATAATCGTTATAATCTTGACCATGTTCTACTATTTCAATTCCATTTATTTCATAGTTTCCTAATGAATTTATAAATGTAGTCAATCTCATTTCTGCTCCAGTGCCTGAACCAGAATTTATAGTAATCGATGGGTTTGCTTCTGTTACTGTTTTTTCAGATACACTTAAACTAGATAAATCAATAGTTGCAGAAATTATTGATCCATCCAATAATCCATTTTGCATATAATAATCGTATAGTTTATAATATGCAGAATTTGGAGAAATTTTATTGCTATTAATGTATGATTCTATTTCAGTTATTGTATCTGGTATAGTTATACTAGTTTCAACCGAAGAAGATCCATAAAATACAGAAGTATAATTGTCGTTTTTTCCTTCAAACAACCAAAAACACTCATTGCATGTTGTATTTGAAAGAGTAGTAAACAGATCACCCTTAGAATAAGTTTCATATGTGCTGTCTGTTATTGGTAGTCTTGTATCTGAATTAAAATATATTCCACAGTTTCCTACTTCACTGGTAGAATAACCTTCGCAGAAACTAACGGCTCTTCTATACTGATTTGTCTCATTGCTTAGATCTAAATTATCAAAACTTATAACTGGTATCCAACTTGAATTTACAAATTTATAAAGATCTGGTGTAATTTTATATAAAGACAACCAAGAATATCCATCATCATATTTAACTATTCCATATTGATGCACTGGTTTATGTGTTGAAACATAATCACCCGATAGATCATCTCTATTATATGGATTATTTGAAGTGCACAAATAAACTATTCCTGTCTCGGGAACATAGACATAAAAATTAGTAATAGATGAACTTAAATTAGATTTCCACGCGGTATAGAATGAACTTCTATTCCATGAATTATTTGGAACTACACCTATTATATCATTTTTTGTTACTTTATAAGAGATGTGTGCATCTCTCCACCCAGTTTTAAAGGAATCGGTGGTATCGTTATTAAATGTAGAATCAGTATTACCAAGTAGGAGATACTTGATATTATCTACTCCATAGGATTTTATGTACTTAGATACTGTATTCTTTGCCATTTATTCTCCTAAAATTATGGACAATTTCCACAAGTAAGACCGTAGTTTGGACTAGTAGCACCCTGTTCATAAAATAGTCCAAACATATCATCTATATTTATATTCCAAAAACTAGTTATTGAATTGTCTATAGAACCTGTCCATTTGGGAAAGAAATGAGTTGCCGCATCGAATGGAACAAATTTTCCAGTACAACCAGTACAAAAAGTTAAACCGTACAAAGTTATTCCATTAAATGAAGAAATTCCAGTAGTATATGAAGTACTAAACTCATATGCTGCATAATTTTCCAATAAAGGTATCTCTGAAATGCTTTGTATGATTTCTGGGTTCTCTGGACCCTGATAATCTTCTATAGTTTTTTCTATAAAAACTTTAATTCCAGCAGGGTGTAGCATATCTAAATAAGTATTTTGATATATCTCAGCAGTATATCCTGCTTTGAGTAAATATGAATACTCTTGAATCCAATTCGAATCTTGCATTCTAGAGTGATTCAAATATGAACCTGCTAAATCGCTTCTAGTTTCATAATCACCAGTTATTCCTTCATTTATAAATGAAAATTTGTCATTTTGAAATGCACCGCCGTTTAATCGTAAAATATCTCTTTTAGGTTCATAAAGATAAACATCCTCTACTCCAAACAATGTTAGAAAGAAATATTTAATTGCTTCAACTGTAGTTTTTCTTTGATGTATATTTTTCTTTATGTTTTTTATAAAGGTTATAAATGCTTGATTGGATACATCTGGATTTGCTCCTTGAATTAGTTTTACATCAAATCCATCTGCAAATGTTTTAGCAAAACTTTCATAATAATTCTGTTTGGTTTTTTCAATATCAATAAGATCTAAAAGGTTACTTGATAAAAAATATTGAGCACCAGAATCATTATCACAATATAACCAATCATAGTATTTTTGCAAAAAGTCAAAAACACTTATAGGAGTTTGGCCCTCTTCTTCTAAAGATTGCTTTTCATAAACTACCCACAAAGGAATATACTTGGTTATATCGTGAAGAGTAGAACAACCGACATCACTAGGAACAAATCCATCTAAAACCTGAGTTAACTCTTCCGTAGTTTCTATTTTTAGAAAAAAATTATCTAACTCTGATTTTAAAGATGTTTGTGATATGGTTGTTATGATGGGAATCATGTAACTACAACCTCATCTATAAAGATATTATTTAAATTATTAGCAAATGGTTTAATGAATTTCTTTTCAAGTTCTATAGAAACTGTATATTCTTCGGAAGATATTGGTGGTATTGTTAATATTCCTTGGTCGATATTGATTAATCCAAAATCACCAGTTAACAAATTTCCATTTGCGTCATATGCTATCAACTTTATAAAATTTGCTTTATTTGTATTTGAATTTGTTCTAGCATATAAAATTATATTTCTACCAAGAACATCAATAAAATCGTCAGTTATTTGTACAGTTTGAGAATTTTCTATTTTAAATTTATTTCCGCTACTTATATTCAGTTCTTGATTTGCATTTCCAGTAGCAGTTAATTTAAATACAAAATCATCTTGACTTAGTTCTATTTTATCTGATTCAAAAGTACTTTGAATATCATCTGATATTTCATCAGCATAAAAAGAAGTATCTAATCTATTATATTCTATATAATTATCTAAAATATAAGATTTAATTCTATTAGATATATCTTGTTTTTGTTTGAGTGTGGCATATGGATTATTTGTTAATGCTCTAATAGAAATTCTATATGATACTGTTTTTGGTTGTACTAATTCGGGAAAAATTGTAATTACTGAATATTCTCGTAGTAAAGCAATTATATCTTTTTTCTTTTGCTCTTCTATTTCATTTGAAATGGAAACAAATACTCTACCATACTTTGGTGGATATACTTCTTCCCCTCCAAATACACTAAATTTACCGAAATCAATTCCTGCTTCATATATCAGTGCGGTATAGTCAGATTTTGTTACTGCTCTTCCTTGAGCAGAAAACCACTTTGGTGCTAACATTTTTATTGAATTTATATTAGGTTGATTTAACCCGCCACTGGATTTATAACATTCTGGACAAGATACATTTATTGATAAGTTGCTGAACTGAAAGGTGTTAGAAGTATCGTTACTAAAAGAAGAAATATCATTAGCAGCATTTCCAGAAGATACCATGTAATTTACTTCAACTTCATCTACATCTGGATCTATTGATTTTCCTAAATTGTTTTCAATACCAAATTGTATAGCAAATCCTCCGGTACTGAGCCGTTCGATGAAATATATGTTATCATCAGTTAAATTAGATCCTATATTTCCAGTTAATTTCCATTCTTTTGCATCTTGTCCATTTTCAGAAACAAAAACTTTTATAGTACTTAAGTCTACATTTGGATTTTGTATAAAATATTTCTGACTAGTAGTGTTTATAGTTGATTGTGCAGAACTGTCAACTACTAGTGTGCCTTCTACTACCTCCAATACGACATCACTATCACTCATACTTCCTGATAATAAATTTCTAAAGGTATAGACAATGCCATCTGAATTTACTCCATAAAATGTGGAGTGTTTTGCAATTTCATTTGAAGTTACACCAGATACTTGAATTTTTGCTCTTGCTGATTTTCTGCCAGGAACAGTAAACCCTAAAGGTTTAGTTAAAGAAATTAAAGATTCTATTCTTTGTGCAGAATCAATAAACATTTCACTAGATACCATATTCATATAATAAGCATAATAAAATGTATTATATGCCATAAGATCTATTAATGTTCTTATTGCGGATCCTTCAAAATTGTAGTCTTTTATTATTGCTTGTGTTTTTAGGTAGTCTATTAGACTGTTTTTAATATCATTAAAATCTAAATTACCTAATATCTTTTCTGGTGTATTGGCCATTACCTAGTCCTCTCTACGCTTATAACCAATGTTTGAACAGTTCTTGGATTTTGTACTGCATAAACAATTTCTATATCGAGGTAATTAGTATCTACGGTGCTTATAGAATAATTAACATCGGTAACTACTACTCTTGGTTCATATGTATTGATAACAGATTGCATTTGAACTTTATATTGGGTCATCCTCATGTCATTGTTGTCTATTGTTTCAAATAGCAATGAATATATCAAACTACCAAATCTATAATCAAATGGTTTTTCACCAAATCTAGTCAAAATTATATTTTTGATTGACTGTTTTATGCAGTTTAAATCTTTCTTGACATTAATATCATTTGTAAATGAATTTTTTGTCAGAAAAAAAGGTATATCTGAATATAGATTTGAGGTTAATTGCATGCCACTATTTATATTAAATTAAAAAGCCTGCTCCCCCTAATAAATCTCTGATTATACTGTAGGTGTAATCTGGTTCAACTGGAGACGAATCTCGTATTAGAGTCATTCTCATGCTTTGATTCGCATCCTTGTAGAATGAGTTTACAATTTCAGCAACTAACCATTTACCGTGTAAGTTTTTCTCTTGTCTTTCAAACCTTAGATTTATTCCTGCGTAGTGATTTATTTGGATAATGTTACCAATTTTAACCTTACTAGTAGCAGGAATTTGAACAGAAATTTGCTGAGAGGCAAGTTGCGTCATTAGTGCTTTTCTGATAAGTGGTGTTGCTCTAGGAGTATCCCAGAATGTTGCATAGGTTCTAGTATACTTTAAGTAATCAACAAACTTTTCTCCTACCTCTGGACAATTACAACTGCATGGGTTTGATGGATCGCTCCATATGCATCCAAGATATTGTTCTCCTAGATTTTTCTTGATTAGTTCACATTCTTTGATTTCTTTATATTTTCTATAAAGTTCCAAGTAACTAGGTTCATTTTCCTTTGGCATTCTATCTTTTGCAGGACACAAACAATAAGGATCATTTGGAGGACAAATTGAATTTGAAACTGTTCCATTTGGATTTGCACAAGTGAAAGTTTTACAAAGATTTTTTGTATCTCTGGAGAAAACTATGAACTGTGCTGAGAAATTATCATCAAATACATCGTAGTTTGGTGCCATTGTTTTTGGAGATACTAAACCGTACTCGGTTTCCCCAGTTAAGTCATATTTCCATACATCTTCAGTTAATAAACCTGGTTTATACATTACAAAGTCACCTCTTAACCAGTGAAGTGTAGTTTCGTAGAAGTATTTTTCTACTGCACCACCAACAAGATCTAAAGAATCCTCATTGTGTACATGTGCATAATTTGAAAGTGGTTCTGTTCCTCCAAATTCAGCGGATCTAACACTTAGCATTTTAATGCCTTCTGCTAGATTTTTTCCATCTTCCGTTAATCTCAACCAACGGTCTAAGTCGTCGCCATACCACCAGTAGTAATCTTGATACTTGTATGCGTAAATATCACCAAGAACACCACTAGAAGATCCTGTCATTGATCCAAATTTCTTTGCTAATATTGGGAATAGTTTTTGTGGTATGAATATATTCTTTGGGATATGGAAAGACCACCATGATCTATGTGGTTTTACTTTTCTATACGAGTATTGTAGATAACCACTACCGTGAGCACTTTCTTTATACTCTGGATCTACATCTGCGGATCTAGAGAATATATCATAACTATTTGTATTTTCCAACTTCAGATCTGGAGTTCCTTCTCCATGATACCATGATGACTTCCACCACCAACCCTTTGGATCTGATGCATAGTATGGATATGAAGTTTCAAACCCAACTTCTGGCCAAAGATCCATGCCGTTATTTGTTAATGAAGTATCATTTAGATTTCTATATTCATCCCACCAGTGTTGTTGTTTATCAGTTTCTTCATCTGAAATTGCAGATTTCTTAACAGCAACATCAAACCCATAGGGATCCATACCAATAACAACTACATTATTTCTTATAGTTTGACGACCCGTTGGACCCGCAGTTAAAGATACCAGATATGGTAAGAAATACTCTGTTCCTGCATCACGAACAAACCCATCAGGGAAGTCTATGATTCTATCCAGTCCTATTGGTGTTTCAAATTCAATTCTGACGTATGTTGAAAGTTGCTCTTTCTTTAAGTTTGCTGGTATTGAATTTTCATTAATATTAAAAATATTAAATGTATTGTGATAATTTGCCGGATCAACACCTCCAGATAAATCATTTTGAGTAAACTGCAATTGTTCATTTACTTCTAATTCAATATTATCTATTAAACTAACTTGAGTTTCTGGTAATGAAATTATTGTGCTTTCTGCATTAACAATATTAAAACAAAAATTTTCATCTGGTGCATATGGTTGTTCGCCATACTCACCAAATGGAAAATCATTAAATTTATTATAATTTAAATAATTATAATTTTTAAACACTTGTCTTTGTGATATAAAATTAGATTGATATTTTTGAGAATAATATGGGTGTTTAGTATTTGGTTGGGTAGATACTGGTTCGTCTTGAGCCGGTATATTCCATGCAAAGTTATATAACCATTCTCCTATTTGTGCTCCAGTTATACCTTTATTTTTTGCTAACAACTCATAACGACTACCTCTAATTGATTTTTTCTTTATAGACTTAATATTGAACAAAGATAAATCAGATATAACTGGACCGGTTCTTCCGCCTTCGATGCTTCCTGTTATACCAGTTGAAACATCAGTAAATATATTTTTACCGGGAATCTTAGAATAAAAGAATGCTTTTCTTTTCCACCACTCTTCATATAGATCATTAAATTGAGAAACAAGTCCTTGTTGTACTATATTTTTTGTATAATCTAATAATTTTATTTGAGCTTCTAGTATTTTAATTTCTTGTTTCGCTCTTCGGGCTTCTGCTTCAAGATATAATGGATTGAAACATAATTTATTATAACAATTATCATCTTGTAAACATTGTCTTGTCACTTGTAAATTTGAATTAAGACCGATATATTCATCAAGATCTGTAAATCCAGATCCACCACCAGGAATATACCCATAAGAGTTATACCAATTATCTTCAGAACCAATGTATTGTGCTAATAGATTGACAAATTGATCCTTTGAGCATTCTCTACACCACTCAAGGGTTTCATCTGTTTTATAGTCAACAAAAGATTTTTCTTGTTCAGGAGAACAATTGCAACAATTAGATTTATCAAATTCCTTATCATTCTCTGATTCTAAGAAATTGTTACATTTTATACATTTATTGGAAGGTAAAACTATTAAAGGAATTTCTCCAAGACCATCCACATAATTAAATCCAACACAAGCGGATGGTTCTCTACTAAATACACTTCCAGTTAATG